TGATGCGCCGCGCGATAAATCACCCCATATCCGTGAGATAAATGATACCGTTGCGGCGTTCCAATATTTGCAAAAGAATTACAATTTCATATATCAATTCTTTCTTAAACGGTCTATCAGAAAGTATCAATATCAAAAATACCTCTTCTGCATAGCCAGAGTCTGAAATGGGTTATTCTGGCTTTTGAGGCCATTCGATATCAGTAGTGCTGGAAGCATCAACACGATTTAACAGAACTCGGTATTTTTTCCATTTTTGCAGTGCGACAACCTCTTCTTCTGTGGCTAGATCAACATCAACAGCTTCTTGCAAATACGCGATTGTATTACCTGCTTCATCTAAGCGTCGTGACTTCTCCTGCTCAATCTGTGTAATGAGTGCCGCTTTTTGGGCTTCTGTGTCAACAATCCATTTCTTACCATCCCATTTATCAAACTCACTATTCGGTTTTAACAATGTGAGAGATTCAGGCAATGCCCCCATAAAATCAATGATGATAGGTTGCTTTGTTTGCGTATTGTAGGCGGTTAAATCTCGGTAATCGTCAACAATTTCCCACGCACTGCCATCTTCTCTACGCCTAACGGCTTGATTTTCTTTTTCGGGTAATGGTGGCTCATCTAAATAAGCACCCGCAGATAATGAAACATCAAACATGACATATTCCATAGTTGATCCCATGTATTCGCGTGTTACAGGATTAGCAAGATAACACTTAACCCATCCTGTCACGCTGGCCAGACCGTTATCACCAATTTTTCCTTTTTGGATATTGACGTTATATTTTTGCATTATTTAGCCCTCACGATATATAAAAAAGCGATATTTCGCGGACGCGTTTCATTAGCACCTTCATCATTACTTGCAGTGCTAATCGTTACCGAAAAACCACTGCCTACCGGATATTCATAATTTACTATAGGGGTATTACCGAATTGCTGACTGAGAATACGTCTGCCTGTATCCACACCACGACCATTATCCCAGCCACGAATAAATTCACCGCGTAAATCGGGTAATTTTCCTAAAGGATACGCAACGGCAAGTTTTGGGTATGTTGCCTTATTAAAGGTTTGCCCTTGACAAATTAGATAACCAGAAGGTGCTGTAGGTGATGGCCAGGGTATAGGTGAGCCGACAGGATAATTATCAACACACTCAGCATCTGAGGCTAACACAACGGTGCCCGACTTGTCCGGAAAGCTGTAATAGTTCCATTTATTGTTATGTTTTAATGCTAGGGATTTGTCTATGCCGGGTTTGAGTGTCAGCCCTGCCTCATTATCGGCACCACGAACAGAAAGCAGTGTTTTAACGCCGATACTTCCCTGAAAATCCTGATGCCTCACATGTGTCAGGTAAGCGACACTGTTTTTATCCGGGAATTTACCGTCAGACTCTTCTTTAGTATATGACTCTCCTTTCCGGGCATACTGTGTATGCGGATTAGCCGCTTTGAGATGCTCTGACAGCTCATTTTTCTGACCTTCAGCCTGTTTTTTTAAATAATTCGTCCGGTTGGCCAGTTGTTCTGCCTGCCGGTTGGCGATACCTCCCGGCCCACCTAATACCGGGTCTGAGACTTCAAGCTGATAAATACCGTCTTCCCAGACAGCGGATTCGTTAAGTGTTGCCATTACTGATGACTCCCGTAGTTATAATTACCGTCAAAATGCGCCTCTGCGTTATACCGGACAGGAACAGCCTGATAATCTAGGCTGATAAGGTGACAGCGGGCCGGGGCAAAAAAGGACAGTACGCGGCGTAACAGTCTTGCCTGATCATTGGTGATGGGCCGCTGCAGTATCACCCGGTAAACCGCCCAGGCACGCTTGTCCCCGTAAAGGTAATGGCCGTTAAACGTTCCCTGACCGTCATACTGTAATCCACCCAGTCCTTCGATTAACTCCACCTCACCAAAGCCAAAACGCCGGATGACTTCCCGGATTGACCATGGCGTACCTTTATAACGGTGTAATTCAATGGCTGACTTGATGAGTGTGCGGCGGACGTCGTCGGACTCAGCCAGCTCCCAGCCATCGCCGAACAGTGAAAACTGCTCACCCAGCCATGGCAGCGCGGAACTGTCGACGATATCGGTGAGACAGATCATCAGGGTACTCAGGTCGATACGATTCAGACGTTCTGCCAGCCTGCCCAGTGACCGGAACCGGATATCGCCTTCCAGCGGCGGCGGAAGCTGAAGGGGATCAGTCATCAGCCACTCCGGTCATATTGAGGGTGATACCGGTACAGTTAGCCCATTCATTTTCAGCAACGACCAGCAACGCCGGGCTTATCAGTTCAACCTGATAAACACCGGCAACAGACAGCTCACTGATAATCTGACTCGGGACAATATCGCGCCCCAGAACTGCCCTGCGGGCAGCCACCCAGTTCTGAATAGCCTTGTTTGCATGCACTTTTACCGAGGCGGCATCCTGATCACGATAGACAGTGATATTGGCCACAATGTCATAATCCACCAGTACGGGTGGTTTCGCCTGTACCGTATCGGTCAGCGGCCTGATTTTTTCATCTGAACAAAAACTCTCGACCAGCGTCAGAATACTGTCATCCGGCAGACCGGTACTGAGCAACGGATATAATTCCACCGTACCGGGAAACGGTGAAAGCACAGCGACATCCACCACATTGGGATGCGCCTGCATGGCATGGAAACGGTAAGCCATTTTGCTTCCGGCATTAGTGAACGATTCCGGTGCCAGCTTGATACGCTCACGGAGCCTGTCGTTATCTTCCTGCTCTGAACCGCCGGAACTGGCCGTCAGGTTCGTCACCTGTAAATCGATATCCCCGATATCATCCAGTAACTGGCTGATTTGTGCCGGTTGCCAGTTATTTCCGTTTATTCCCGGCTCAGTACAGGTGGCCCGGGTGTTAACCAACAGTAATCCGGCCTTCAGCACCACATCGGTATCCGTTGCAAAAATTATGCTGTCTGACGCACTGACGCGGGTGCCTGCGGGTATCAGGACATCCCTGGTCAGTGCTGTATCCACGGAAAACTGAAGCAGAGTCGAAGCCGGTTGTGGCGCGAGGCGGTAAACCCCCACCAGTTCGCCCAGAAAATCAATCATCGGCTCCCGGGCAAAGGCCACCAGATTTTGTTTGGCCGCCTCCTGAATCGCAACACGGATCAGCATCTCTCGGTAAGCCCACAAATTAATCAGCAGGCGTTCTGCCTGAGCCGGATATAAGGTTTTTCCGGTATCACGCTCATACTGTGCAATCATTTCAGCCGTAATTTTATCGGCATCACGTTCAATAAAATCAGGTTCTGTTAACGCCATAGCAACTCCTGCATTTGAGTTTCCCCGTCATTCCCTTTCCAGCTCACACAAAGTGTAAGATGCTCACCGTCAATGAGGGGTTTCACTGACACAAGCTGACAGCGTGGCTCCCAGCGACGGATGGCATCAACAGACTCACGCACCACATGGGGAATGGCCCGGTCAACCGGCCAGTCGATATACCGGTGCAGATCCGTACCGAACTCAGAGCGGTGCGGGTCACTGCCCCGGGGCGTTCGCAGGATAATCTGAATGGACTGCCGGATATCCTCCGGCCCCCGGACGATTTCGCCGGGAGCCTGCAGAGCCGGTTGCCAGAATACAGGGGTTGTTTTCATGGGGGCAGTATTACCCCGGACATGCGGGAGGGATATTAAAGGGGTTTAAAAAGACTCAGTGGCCATGATGATTCGAGTTAGGGCCATCCGATAACATGCTGCCGGTTGAGTGGACATTACCGTTAACTTCCACATTCCCCTGAATACTGGCAGCAGCACCATTTCCGCCGGAGCCTGCCATGCCCCCCTCATAAGTGAGTTTACCGCCGACCAGAAGATTGCCGGTGATTTCGGTTTCCGGTGCATTGATGGTGACTTTCGGGGTTTTGACGGTGACATCCGCCTGACATTCAATTCGGATATGCTCAATACCGCCCCGGATAGTCAGCGTGTGTGTGTCCCTGTTGTAGCTGAATTCAGCCCCATCAGCATACACGGTGCCCCGGACATTTTTGTCACTGAATGGCGGTTTATCCACACTGGAGTAAACGGCCCCCAGGATAACACCGTCCTCACCATTTGCATCCAGCAGCACCTCCACCTGCTCACCGATATCAGGCAACCAGTAATCCTTGTTATTCTGGGTATTGCGCTGCAGCACATTCAGCCAGTGTGTGCGCAGATTATCGCATTCCGGCAGACGAACACGGGCCTGAACCTTATCGGCATCCACGGCACTGACAGTACCGACCTGACGGGTTACAGTGGCCATTATTTTTTCTCCTTTATCACCGTTGAGGTGGTGCCATCCGCTTTATACACCGTCAGCGTCTGTGTTTTTGCCGGTTTTCCCCGTTGGCGGCGGGTTCGGGTTACCGGGCCTCTGGCCACTTCCAGTTCAGTGGTATAGCCGCTGCTCCGCTCAAACATATGCCGGGCTGATGTTATCAGCCAGTCCCCGGATAACTGCCCGAAACCGGATAATTCAATTTTATTACCGGCGGTCAATTGCGGCGTCCCTGCGAGAGTCAGTGAGCCGTTCTGCTGATATTCGTTATTTTTTGCCAGTGCCGAATCTGCCTTTATCCGAGCACTTTCCGGGTCACCGGCGCGACTGTTGACCTTCAGTGTGTCTGCGCTGACGGTTTTTCCCCCGCTGAGTTGTTTATCACTCTCACGGGTTCCTCCGTCAGCCTCATAGACAATTAATTTTTTCTCTTTACTGTTCTGGTGTTTGACTTTTGCAGACTGGTAAATCCGGTTGATGGTATCACGCAGGGAAAAACGGGCGATATCCTGCGGTGTCAGTTGTCTGACCGGCTCCTGACTGCGCAGAGAGGTCAGGTGAGAAAAAATCAGCCGGTCACTGACAATTTTCACGGCATAACCATATTCACCGGCCAGGCGGCGCAAAAATCCCACATCCGTTTCCGCATACTGTGTAATCCGATCAATTTTGACAGGCTCAATGGTGCCGACCAGTTTCAGCTGATGTTTTTTGGCAATGCGTCCGGCAATGGCGGCCAGTGTGGTGTTTTCAAAACCCCGGCTGGATTTTGTCCGCAGCGCCTGATTCACCGAGGCAGCCACACCTCTGACGGACACAACCGAAGGGGGGGCACTGACCTCGATTTCATCAATGGAGAATGTGCCGCAGGACAGCAATGTTTCGCCTTTATAGCCCATTTTCAGCGTGAGCGTGTCACCTTTTCCCGGATACCATTTATCCAGCCAGCGACCGTCCGAATCCTCCAACTCCACTTCAATGGTGTCCGATTCACTTTTGATGTTATCGGTGTAAGTGACGCGTGTGACATACGGTGCAATATCGGTGGTGATATTTTTCTGAAGATACCACAGCGTAAATACCGGACTCAGGACATCCGTGACGCCGGTATTTACCGGCAGGGTGTTTATCTCAGCCATGGTGCGATATCCTCCTCAGTACCTGCCTCTCCGGCATCGATGACAGGGATGAGCAGCACCAGTCCGGAAGGCAACACCGGCGTGATGGCAATGTGTGGATTCGCCGCAATAATCCGGGGGTAGCCCAGCGGGTCACCATAATATTGCTGGGCAAGTGTATCCCAGCGTTCCCCGTGACGGGTGATATGTTCAATAAACATCACACGCTCCTTACCGTAATTCCGGCAGCCATTTTGCTTAATGCCGGGGATATCCGGGTCAGTACCGTCGTCGCTGACCTCAGCTGACCGGAAACCCCGTCCAGTACTGCGGCAATATTTTTACTGTTTGTGCTGTTCAGTGACGACCGGGCCTGCTGCACATACGACACCGCCTCACTGCCTGCCCGGGCCAGCGTGGCAGCATCAGGCATGACCGCTGAAAGTGAACGGAAAGCCGGTACACTGTTTCCCAGTGCGTTAGACATATTCCCCAGATGACTCATCAGCCCCGGGACACGAGTCAGTGCAACAGCCGGATTGTTCTTCATTTTCTGGGCTATCCGGACAGCACTGACCGTTGTCTGAAGCACCGACTGTGCCTGCCGGGTATAATTCACACCGTCACGGACAAGCTTTGCGATACCGGACGGTTTCGGCACAGCGCCGGAAAGCGTGCTGACACCGGGTACCTGAGTACGTATGGCGGGCGGTTTCAGCGGGTTTTTCGGGTCTCCGGTATACTCACGCAACGACACGGTGGCATTCATGGCCAGCACATTCCCGGTACTGTCGGTCTGCTCGCTGACAGCGGTAATATCGGTAATGACAAACCAGCCCCGGTAATCCCCGTTGCCGAAAACCAGCGCCAGCGCCTGATGTGCCTTCATTGCCGTACGCAACCGGGTCAGTTCGGTATCCGGAACACAATAATGCTGATGAAACACCAGCGCGATTTGGATCTCATCCAGTCGGTCACCGATAAACTGTAATCCGGGTTTGCCTTCGATACGGGCATGTTCGGCATAATCGACACCGGACGTCATTTCGAAGCCGTCCCAGTACGTGATCAGTTCAAATTCAATATTACCCAGTACCGCAAACATTATTCGTACTCCCTGCGTTGTTTCTGAGCCAGCAGACGTGCCAGCATTTTTTCCAGTTCATGCAGACTCATATTCAGCGCACCGGACAGTGTGTCAGGTACGGTTGTTTCTTTGTTATTGAGAAAAAACTGCGGATTAAAACTGACCTGAATTGCCGGGGCCGAGTCAGTCTTACCGGCACGTTGTCCGGCATACCCCGCAGCCATCACCTCGTCAGAGGGAATACGCGGTGCGGCGGGTGACATTGACTCTGCAATATGCAACCCCGGTAAGACCGGAGGAACGACAGGCGATATGCCTGACGGCATTACGGAAAATGACGGGAAGGTGTCAGATAACCGGGCGAAAAGTGAAGCCCCTGTGCCGGTCAGCCGGTTTTTAACAGCGGTAATTTTCTGACGAACATCGTTAACCAGTTGCCCGATCAGATTATCAGGGCGAATTACCGGTAATGAGGGCACCATCTGATCTGCCAGTTGCTGGCTGGCTTTTGCTGCCAGTGGTGTGGTGCGTTGCAAACCGATGGCCGCACCCTGCACGATGTTATCACCGAATCCCATAAAGACCCGGCTGGGCGAATTAATCCCCAGAGTTTCTTTAAACCAGGAAGAGACAGAACTGCCGAAATTCACAATCGTTTCTTTTGCGGCGGTCAGCTGATTACTGATCCCGTCGACCAGCCCCGTAATCAGGTTTTTACCGAAATCGGTAAAACTTTTTGGCATATCGATACCAAACCATGACAGTACACCAGCAAAAGCCTTATGAAATAATCCCAGCGGCGACCAGTTGAGAACCAGCTGGCCGACACCGGCAATCCCGCCGTCAAAAGCGGTCTTAATTTCAGTCCAGAGACCGGAAAACCAGCCTGAAATGCCCTGCCAGACGGCAGTAATACTCTGCCATGCACGACTGAATGCAGAGGTGACCTGCGCCCATAAGCGTTTAAAAAATGCGGAGACCGGCCCCCAGTAGCGGTACAGCAGATACGCGGCGACCGCAATACCGGTAATAATCAGACCGATGGGATTCATCAGTAAGGCTTTTCCCACCCAGAGGATGGCTTTACCGGCGAGCGTTAATCCTTTGAGTAAGCCTCCGGCCAGTATTTTGCCCAGGCTGGCTGCACCTTTACCGACACGGCTCAGCCCGGTTGCCAGCCAGCGCAATTTTCCGCCTTCACCGAATGCCTGTGTCAGACGTAACCAGTTTGCCCGGAGTAAAACGAGATTTTTCCAGACACTGACAAAGGGGGAGAGCAGAAGATTCAGCCCCAGTTTCAGGGCAATGGTTGAGGCTTTGAAGGCCAGCAGCGCACCCACAATCTGTATTGCACCGCTGACCAGCTCAGGATGAAGTGTGATCCAGTTTTTCGTCTTTTGTATAAGCGGAAGCAATTCCTGCACAAGAGAAACAAAAGACGGTGCAAGTTGATCTCCCAGTGTGATAGCAAGATCACGACTATTGATCATCAGTGCTTTGGTGGCTTCGAGCGGGGATTGTAGACGCCGGTCATAAGCTGTTCCCAGAAGATCATTATCTGCCGCTTTAAGTGCACCGGCCCGTATTTCACGATATCGATCCATATTCGCCAGCATCGGGCGGATAAATGCCATGACCTGCTGATCTGCAAACATCTCCCCCAAACCGAAATTTTTAGCCAGCGCCTGAAGCGCTTCGTCTCTGGCGGTATCATTTTCTATTTTCATGGCAGATTTAAAACCTGCCAGTGCCTCGGGACTTTTGGCATTCAGGTATCGTTCAATGATACTCATCATGCCTTCGATGGGGGATATACCGGCGGATTTGTAACTTTCAAGAGACGCCTGAAGGTCAATCCCCAAATCCGTAAATTGCTTTTGGGTATCCCGGGCAAAAATTTTGGTCAGAAAATTTTTAAAGTTATTCGCCGCCTCATCGGTTGAACCTGCCCCGATTTTTGCAATCTGCAGGCTGGCACCGATTTCAGCCACGGCATCTTTACCGCTGGCGACACCTTCCATCATAGGGGCAAGAGACTGCATCCATTTGACCTGATCAGGGATTTCAAATGAACCCTGATCACCGGCATAAGCCATAATATTTTGTACAGCCCCGAAGTCTTCTGCCGCTCCTTTCAGGGACGTTTGCCAGACAGCGGCGACTTTGGCCCAGTCGGCCCCCGCTGTGCGTGTGGCTGTTGCCGCACGGGCAATATCAGGCATGTAGTATCTGATATCAGACAGGCTGTCGATATTATTACTGATGAGTGAACCTACCGCCTCCTGCATCTCATCCTGATTCTGATTGTATTTTAATGCCCATCCTTTTATCTGTGCGGCGAGATGATTCTGAGTATCAGTGTCATATTTTGCGGTGATTGACATATCAATCATCTTGTCTTCAAAAGACATAGACTGCTGAACTGCCGGAAAGATTGTATGATAAAGCGTTTGAGCCATGGCATAGGTTTCAACGCCCTGACCATAAAGTGCCATACGGTTGGCTTTCAGTGCATCGCCGGTTGCGGATACGGCAGAAAGGCGGCGCTGCTGACGCTCAATCTGTTCCATCGTGCGGCCTACCCGTAACAGCTCACGGTTAAGCTGCTGCATCCGGGCACCACCTAACTGACCGTAACGCTCAGTGGCCCGGGTTAAGGCGTTCTGACGCTCCTGCAGACGACGTGAAGTCTCCCCCAGGGAGTCAAGGGCACGGCGGGTACCACTCATCGCGGAACGGAACGTGCTGCCAACGATGCCGCCGATGACAACACCCACAGAAAAATTACCGGCCAAAATTGTGCTCCCTACGGATAATAAAAAGAAAACAGCAGCCCTTTGAGGCTACTGTCAGGTTCATCTGAAAGTATCAGTGTCTGTCGCTGTACTCACTTTTGATTTGTGCTTCTGCCTGTGCCAGCCACATTTCCAGATCGTCAGTATCCAGCGCATCAATCTCACCCGGCTGAAACCGGAACCACCTCGCCAGCAGCCCCTGCGCCTGCATCAGTGTCTGTGTTGCTTTTGCCCAGCCCAGTGATTTGCTGAAATCGTTTCTGTAATTCCAGATAATCCGCCAAATCCATATTCTCCAGATCTTCCGGAATAAGACCTGTGCTGCGGGCAATCAGCGGCTCATCCCAGTCTGCCGGATCTTTATACGTTTTTCGCACCTGCTTCAGATCTTTGACTGTCAGGCGCTTCAGCTCGATACGCTCAATACGGGAACCGGCTGCGGTCATAAAGGGGTATACGGGGATAAAAACATCATGGTGTGGTTGTGACATACGCATTCTCCTGTGTCGTTTCAGGGCAGTATGTCTGCAGGGGAATACAACAGATATTAAAGCAGATGAAAAAAGGGAGCGGTAAGGCTCCCTGCTGTGAATTATCCACCAATATTAATACGATAATCGGTTAGTTGATCGACACCGCCGACGCGGAAGATGTTGGCCAGGTAATCCAGCTCCAGCAGCTCCTCACCATCCAGCACCTGTTTGATGTACGTGCAGGTGAAGCTACTGGAGAACTCGGCATTCTCATGCTGTTTGAATGTGCCCAGCGGATTCTTCTTGAACATGACGGTCAGGAACGTCACCAGCGGGATTTCATCAATCAGTCCCTGAGAACTGTAACGCTGTACACTGGAGCGACACTGCAGTGACAGCGATTTATACGGATTGGCGGCGGACAGCATGGCATCACGGTAAAAGCTGTTCCATTTTATCTCACCTTCCATTTTGTCAAACCCTGCCGGGAGTTCCACTTTGCCCACCATGCCCAGCGCTTTATGCTCCTGCATGGTCATGGAGACGTCCGGCAGTTTGACCTCTTCAGCCCGGCCCAACAGGTTCGCGCCGTCCAGGTAAATATTGGCATTGGTAATGCGGTTAATCTCAATCTTTGGCATCAGCTGTTTCCTTTCAGGGTTAACAGGTATTCCGACGTGATTTCAGTCTCAAACGTCAGTCTCTCCAGCGGCGGCGGTGGCGTGTATTTGTAACTCAGCAGAAGATGCCCGGCAGCCAGTTCGGTCTCTTCGTTACGGGCAGGATCAAACCAGCAGCTGAACCCTAGCAGCGCACCGTCACCAATCAGCTTGCGTCCGAACGCATTGACCGACTCGGTCAGTGCATCAATCAGCGCCTGGGTAATGGGCTGGTCGATATACTGCTGGCTGAAGTAACGGATGGATTCATTAATCATGTCTCCGGTACGGCGCACATTCTCAAAGTTGCGCATATGGGGGACCGTCGGCCAGGCTGCCGTCCGGTTGCCCCACAGGCGCAGACCGCTGCCGTAGCTGCTGAAAACGGTCGTGATACCCTGTTCATTGAGCAGGTTCACCTCGCTCTGCGGGTCATCAATCATGGCGGACAGCTGGCGTTCCACGCCGGTGATACCGAGGATCTCCTGATTGGAGGATGACCACCAGTAGCCTTTTTCCAGATCGACTTTCGCCCGTAATCCCGCCGCCCGCTGGCTCAGCGGCTCCAGACGCTCACTGTTGGTAGCCGCGTCATAGACTCTGACATGCGGATAACACAGACGGACACGGTCAGAGCTGGTATTAAAGTTGATGGTGCCTTCCGGCCCGCGTCCTGCCAGCGCCTGTGCAAAGGTGGTGCCCACCGGTGCGTCGATGTAGGTAACAGCCCCCAGTTTCTCTGCCATGGCGGTAAGCTCAACCGCCACGCTGTTCTGGGTGCAGAATACCGGGGCAATCAGGATTTTGGCGAAATAGCCGAACAGGTTAAAACTGTCACTGAGCAGCTTCATGCCGGTACGGTTACCGGCGGCATTGACCGCACCAATGATATCCGCTGCAGTGACTTTGGTCGGGTCAGCATAACGGTACCCGGCTTTCACCGTGGCTCCCGCAGCGATGCCTTTCCCGAGGTTCGTGATTGTTCCGCTTTGCGCATCCAGTGCGTAATCCTGACCGTCGGTATAGGACTGAGCACCATCCTCCGACGTCAGCACCAGCTGGGACACAATCGGATGAGCCAGCCCGGCTTTCCCGGTCGCTTTGTCAAAAGTCACTTTTTCGTCTGCCACCGTGGTGTTATGTACTGCCGGGTCAAGGACATTGATAACCAGAACAGTGCCTGCACCATGGTCGTAAATCGCATCCAGCGCCTGCGGAATGGTAAAACCGGTAAACGGTGAACCAAAGGCGGCAGCGTCTTTTTCAGACAGGCACTGCACCAGCGTGTTAACGTTGCCCGTGGGTGCCGTCCCCACCAGCCCAATCACCGCAGACTTGACCATGCTGACCGGGCGCGCCCCTTTTTCCACCTCAAGGGTCTCAACACCATGCAGATAATTAGCGGCCATGCGTGTCCTCCTTTTTCATCTCACTGTCATTGCGGCGTTTCGGTAACGACACGGAGGAGGCTCCGGCGGTCAGTGTCTCTTCCTGTACCGGTATCAGATGCCCGAGCGCCACCAGTACCTTCACATAGTCATGTTGCTCAGGCAAAAGATGTGTTTTCCCCGGCCAGAGCAGAATTTCAGTTCCGTCCGCCAGCGTGACGCCACTGGCCGGGCCGGTATAGCGGTATGCTTTCATCACTCGCTTTCCTCATAATCAACGATGGTTAACAGCGGCCCGGAGGGTAAATCGCTGTCTTCAACAAAAACGCTTTCGGTGGTAAAATCGAGGGCGTACTGCCACAGCCCGTTCACCTCCCCGATAAAGACCTCCCGGGTCAGCCAGATGCGGCGGCGGCAGTGAGGCGGGGTATACCCGCCCAGAATGCGGCGGAGAATATCCAGCACATCAATGGCACCCCGTTTCCCGTTCAGCTGCCGGAAAACCACCGTCACACACAGCTGGAGTGTCTGAGGCTGGATCACCGCACCGATATCATCCGGCTTATCGAAGCGCGACCCGGCATAACTCACCAGCAGCGCCCCGACCGGATGATTCAACCGGTATTCCGCCGGTTTTTCCGGAAAATACTCCACCGACAGCCCCGGAAGTTTTTCCTTCAGGCGTGCCACCACCGCATCAATCACCGGCAGAACGTTCATCAGTATTTCTCCAGTAAGCCATCCTGACCGCCAAAGGTCGGACGACGTGCCCGGGTACGGATTTCACCGGACTCCGGCACATCTTTTTGTGTGGTCTGCAACCCCAGAGTCAGTTTTCCGTCACGGATAGCCTCCAACTGTCGCCGGGCTTCTTTATGGTCGTCTTTCACCGTGTCCGGGACAGCCCCTTCTGGGCGGCGGGCGTAGAGCCGGTAACGCACCAGCGTAATGGCAATGTCCCGCAGCACCGTCGGGACTTCTGCCAGCGGCAGGGTATAGCGACCGCGAAGATACGCATCGATAAGCTCATCGGCATAACGGATACAGCTGTCCACCACGGTGGTGTTCACCGCAGCCGGGACACTGAAATCCACCTCTTCATTGGTCAGCTGGATGAGTGTCCGCTCCGGTATCTGTTCAGGTAAATCCGCCGGGGTGCAGTACATGTCACACCCCGCGCAGGATACGGATCACCTCACCGGCGGCGGTGGCGTCATCCAGTGCAATCCCGGCTGAGATGCCCGCGGCGGTGTCTCCGGTCGCGGCGGTCTGAGGAATGGCACAAGCATTGGCATCGGACTGCACTGCCTGTCCCCGGTTTATGGCCGCGCCGGCTTCGACGGCCATAATACCCAGTACGCTGACCGGCGTGACATCACCGGCAGCGGCATCCACCGCTGCCACACCGAGCGCGACAGCTCCGGCCTGACAGGGGGCATTATCGACACCGACAAACCGTTGTTGCGTCAGTGCGGCACCGGCTGTCACGGTAGTGGTCAGAATGACCTGCTGAGTTGTCCCCATGGCGGTCTCCTTATTTCACGATGTTGGTGATGAGATATCCGGCATCGCCGCCGACCACGGCGACTTTGTAGATATCGGTATAACGGCAGTATTTCACCTTACCGCCAATGCTGTCGTATTTGTCCGCCACCGGCATCCCTTTACGGCGCAGGGTGTACCCGAATGACGGTTCGTTTTCATCCGCACTGTCTGCACCCGCCTGCGGTTTACTGATGTAATGCAGCATCAGATTGTCGCCCCAGATGTCAGCAGGGAGTTTGTCTTTGTCCTGCGCCTCTTTCATGGAAGCCATGGAGACCGGTTCGCCGATCACCACTTCGTCCACCTGGAAAAGGTCTTTCAGAATGTCGAGGGTGATACGCTTGCGCTCGTTGGCACCAATCGCCGCCTGAATCGCCGGATGGAATTTCAGCAGCGCCATCACACTGGCTCCCATGGTCATCAGGTTCGGGCGCAAACCGGTGGTGTTACGCACTGCCTCAATCCCGGCTTCAATAACCCCGATCGGGTCACCTTTGCCTCCGGCCCAGCGTTCGTCAGCCTTCAAGGCTTTCACATTTGTCGTTTTATAGACGGTTTTGTCCTGTGCCAGACGGGCGGCATACAGTTCGCGCTTCAGGTTGACACCGTTCGTCACACGACGGATAGCTTTGGCCTCTTCGTTGAACATCGACTCGGCCTGCTCGCGGTAGTCCACCGGTGCGGCCAGATCGTGCTCGTTGAGAACCAGATCCAGTTTGCCGGTTTTCTCGCGCACCAGAACGTTACTGTCAGCCCCCACGGCACGCTCGGTGTCGTATTCCACAAAGGCGGATTTACCAAAGGTTGGCACGGTCACACCTTCCTTATCGGTATGGACGACGGGGAAAATGTGCTCGCCGATGAACGCGGCATTTTTATAACCACGGGCAATGTTGGTCAGCACCGGGTCAACGACGCGCTTACCTTTTAAATAATCAGACATGTTCTCTCCTTAAATCACAGGCAGCGGGCGACAGCAGCGTCGTAGCTGATGCCTTCTTTTTTCGACAGAGCCAGCGCTTTCTCATGCAGTGCCAGACGTTCCGGGTCAGCTTCCGCGAACTCCGCTGACGTTGTGCTGATATCCGTGTCCACACGGTCTTTGGTCGCGTGCTCACTGAAATTCAGTACCGGCTCAGTGCTGTCCAGCAACGTCTTAAACGCCGTGGCCAGCGGGGTGCGGAGTTCACCTTCCGCAAACTCCACCGGTGTATCACCTGCAGAGACAGCATCCAGAATGGCCACCACAACGGATTTAGCCTTGGGAGCCAGTCGGCCATCCCCCACCAGTTTTTCGGCAAAGGCCACATTATCGGCGTGCAGTTTGTCCTGCTTTGCTTTCGCATCCTGCTCGGCCCGGGCGGAGGCTTCTGCTTTCAGACGGGCGTTTTCCGCCTGAAGTGCTTTGATTTCTTCTTCAGTCATTGTATTGCTCTCTTGTTGAGGAGGGAGGGATTGTTCACTGAATTCCGGTTCCGGCTTCCCGGTGTCGCGGTAAGCCTCTTCACGCAGGGCGTCTACCTGCCAGGCAGGAAGCACTTTTTCCGTCTCATCCAGCCCGAAACGGGCAATCAGGAAATCCCGCAGACGCCCCCATAAGGAGGCATTCGTGGTATCTGCCCAATCGGCAAACTCCACGACGCCGTCTTCCTGTTCACTGAATGAAACCGGCTTCAGCCCCTTAACAGAGGGCGGCTGTGCTCCCAGAAAACCGACATGACGCAGGTAAAGCGTGCCCGGTTTGGGATTGCTTGAGGAGTCCGGAAGATAAAATGAGGCAGACACTTTTTTGAAACGTCCGTTATCCACCAGTTCCGCAAACTGTGGATCAAGCTGAGCGGGTTCGGCTAACAGATCACCGCCGTTCAGTGACAGGGATTTCACCCAGCCCCATGCTGGGTCGTCTGTTCTGGGGTGACCAATCACGAGGGGTGCTTCATGGACGGACGGGTCATAGGCGTTCACGCAGGCGGCAAGATCGCGTTGCGTGAACGGCAGTTTTGTGCCGTGCATATCGGTATGCGTTCCGGCTTTGAAAATATGAATAGCTGGCATGTTGCTGTCCTGCGTTACGTTACCGGGGACAGTCTGAGAAAAAAGGACAGGAAACGCTTTTAATCTGCTTTAGAAAAAACGGGATAACACCGGATTGAGAACCAGTGGCAGGCAGAGGGGAAAACAGGGGCTGTAAAGCCTTTATAAAGATAATACAGCCCCTGATAACCCTGCAATGATAAAATCCCCGCCTTCAGAGATAAACCTCAGCGACGGGCCGCTACTTCAAGATGCCGCACAATAGTATCCAGTACGGCTTTTTCCGCCTCCGGTTGCAGTTCATTGTCGCCGGTCAGTGGTAAATACGGGCGGGCAGGAAGCTCAACGGACTCATGACGTCCCGTTTTTCCCCCGAACTGGTGAATGGCACCGTAAACAACGTTCGTGCCGACAGCCGCCTGCCGGTCGTCATGGTCGGTTGAGACTGACCCCATCAGACGCCCGGTGTCCTGAAGTGTCTGTCCGTCACGCTCAGTGACAGCCAGTGACGGCAGCCATCCCGGACGCCCTTCACCGAGAAAATTAAACTGTGTTTCTGTCAGCAACGTTCCGGCGATTTTGCGCATCGCGGGTGTCATGTCTGTTGCAGCTGATTCCAGCGCTTTCAGTGCCTGACGCAGGGATTGATCGTTAATGGTGATAGTGACCAGATTGCCGGAAGCCATCGTTATCCTCTCAGTTCCTGTTGTGCCAGCGGCTGAAGCGTCCCCTGATAACGGGCAAGGTCGGGCCGGTAAGCCGCACCCGGCGCATAAGACCAGCCGACGTCGGTGGCCACCTTCGTGGTGCCGGTACGGAAGGTGGCGACGTTCCGCATCTCACCGGTTTTCGCTGAGACCAGCTTCAGCTCCCACCCCATAGCATCACCTGAATTTATCACCTTCAGGCCTCGGGCACGTACATCTGCCGCACTCAGGGCAATCACACCACAACGGCAACGCCAGCCGTTTGGCGGATAGAATGCCTGCCAGAACGGATCATCATAACGCAGCACCAGACCATGCAGTGCCAGATGGCTCCTGCGGGTACGGCGGTCACTGATGCCGGTATACATCCAGTACGGTCTGTCATCAACGTTCTCCATTTGCTCCGCCCAGCGACCGGCGCTGTAAAGTACCGACATATTGGTGCGAAAGAGGGTGTCGAGCCGCCACGGGCTGCCCTGCATAATGGTGACAGGCTCGCCAGTCACCGGGTCAGTGGTGTCACGCGGTCCCCACCATCCCTTACGCTGCAGCTCCGGCTCCAGCGCCTGCCGGAACCAGCGACCGGTTTTTCCCTCATCCAGCGCCTGCTGTAAGGCCCGGCGGATATCTTCCAGAATATCCAGACGGGTCACTTTGGCGACAGTAAAGGCGCGGGCATGCGCCTCCTGCCACATTTCCTCCCAGTCCCACGTGAAGCTATACCCTTTGGACCTGAGGTAACTGATAGCCCGCTTCGGGGGCAGGGTCATACAGTACGCCAGTTCAGCCGTGGTCACGCTCATGCAGACGCCCCCAGACAGTTGCCACAAACAGTATCCGTGCCAGCCGCTCCTGCAGGTCTTCCGCGTTCATCTGCGGGTAAAGTTCGGCCAGTTCCCCCAGCAGTTCGGACGGTGCCACACCATCTTCAACCCGCTTAAACAGCGGCGCTAAAACGGGTTCCAGCGTGCCATTTAACGTGCCGCCGTTCAGCAGAATATCCAGCGCGTCGTCAAGCTGCTGCTGTGCCTGAATATCGGCATCAACCGCCTCGGCGAACGACAGCGGCAGCATAGTGTTCTTCTGTCGTTCAGACGGTGGTGTCTCATCAATATCGCCGTCCTGCAGCTGATATTCGCGTTTGAAGTATTGCGGGGTGAAGACCACACCGGCGCGGGTGAGTTTCTCATCCCGGGTCGCCTGGGTATCATCGACCGTTCCCTGTTCCCACATTTTCCAGACGGGACAGGCGACATCACCGAAGTTCATCGAGACCGCCATCCTGATGGCCTGATTCACCGCACTTTCCACGATATCGGCATCCGCATCGCGGATATCATCGGTGACCTCCAGTCCGGCCTGCGCGGACGCGCGGTTACTGTTGGCCTCGGTGGTCTGATTCTGCCCCAGCAGCGCGATGGATATTTCACTGCGGGCAAGCGTTATCAGGTTCTGATAAATATCGCTGCTGTCGGCCTTACCTGCGGCTTCCTTGATTTCAATGGAGGAATCGTCAGGGATGGCGGCCACCGCGTCTTCCACCATGGCTTCCATGGAGTCCAGCAGCAGGTCAATTTCCCCCTGTGCTGTACCGCGCGGATGCTTGCCAATCACCCACGGTGAACCGTATTTCTCGGCAAAGCGCACCCAGAATTTCATACCGCCTTTTTTGAAGGTCACCGGCCAGAAGCACATTGACAGGTCAGGGAAGCCATATGGGTTATCATAAGTGGCATCCTGACGCGGAACGACGAACTTGTTCAGGGGAACGTCTTCCCCCTCCGTCCCGGCATCTTTCGCCCGGAAACGCAGCCGGTTGTCGTTGTCAAACAGGAACCATTCCGGTGGTTTGCCCACGATATCGGTGATGTGCCAGGCGCGGGCGGAGCGTCCCCACATAATCTCACAGGGCTGATAGCCGTAGAGAACGGCATCCGTCATCTCGCCGATAATGCGGGACAAATCCAGGTCATCAAGCATATCCCGGATGAAGCTGAACACTCGGGCAGGAGCATGACCGCGCTCAAGTCCGCGCTCAAGCGATTTAACCGCAGCCTTACGCCTGCGGATACACCCACCGACCAGCGGGTCGGTACGCAACTCACGATAAATACGGATATCCCGGCCCTGTGATTTCAGAATAGGGTCAGGGTTAGGCAGGTACATGCCCAGTCCGAAAAAGTCGATGGCACGACTGCGGGAGGCAATCTGTGCAGTCAGTGTTTTTGCCGGTTCGGCAAACGAGACAAATTCAGTGGGCGAAATCCAGAGTCCTCTGGCCATCAGAATCCCTCCAGCAACCGGGCCGCCTGACGCCGACGACGGGACGTTGCCTTCACCGGCCCTTTGTTAATTTCACGGCTGGCAAAGTATGCCAGCGCCAGTGCAATGGCGGCATCACCATGACGTTTGCCGCCGTCTGTTTTGGATTTTGACCGTTGTTCCGGCACGCGCGGAACACCGTTGACGACCTGAACCGCCCGCAGGTCGTCCAGCGTATCCTCATCTTTTGGTAAATCCACGAGGTTGCCGTCTTCCAGAGCGGCTTTGACCGGCGGCATATGCTCACGGTACCAGCCTTCGGTTGGCATCACCTGTTTTACCCGGCTGGCACCGTAACGCTGCATGGCGTATTCCGCCAGATACGCACCGTTACCCCGGGCGTCAAATGCGGCTCCCAGCAAACCGGGAAGACCGTCCATCAGATACCAGGTGATTTGCTCCTGTTGTTTAAACGGCACGTTACGCAGCTCCAGCACGAACGGCACCCGTCGTATCAGGTTTTTTTCCTGTAACAGGGGATAATCCACTGACAGGTCACCACTGCGGCCAAAGTCACGCCCCAGGAAAGAACGGGCCTCAGCGGGTAATGCCTTCAGCAGTGGTTTCAGGTGTTCATCCAGCCAGTCCTGCGTCTCGCGGAAACGTTCGTCGTCGGGCCTCAGTTCGTAGCCCTCCGGGCAGGTCAGGCGCAACACCGGCGTGCCAGCCGACATCCGGGACTCAATCAGGGCACGGGACAACCAGGCACCGCCGCCGTTGGCAGGAACACAGTCAAGCTCCTCGGATGCACCGGCACCGTAGAATTTGTACACCGATGCCATCCACGCCTGCTCGGATGCCTCCGACCATTCCTGCCCGGTACGCAGGCAGACACGACGGAACAGTCCTTCTGCCACCGCATCTCTGAACGTAATGCGGTGAATACAGCCTCCCTGACGCCCGGCGCGGATGTCGCCAATCAGGGTATTAAACGGATTATCATCACCGTTATGCGTGGAGATAACGCGCACTTTACCGCCCCAGATAAGCATTGCCAGCGCCGCCTTCAGCAGCTCGTCCAGTTGCTCATGGAACGCGGCCTCATCGATAACGATGATACCCTGGCGGCCACGCAGGTTAGACGGACGACTGGAGAGAGCCACCACGCGGAAGCCGGAATCCGGGAATCTGATGGTGTAGGTTTTGATGTGCTTGTCGTCTTCGTCCTCTTCCCAGAAACCCTCTTCGATTTCGCCTGCGGCATAGTTGAATGCCCGTGCCCACATCGCACACGCCTGAATATACTCAATGGTCATGTCCTGGTTATAGGCGATGTAATAGACATTCATCCCGCCTGCGGTGACGGAGGACGCGGCGGTCAGTACGTTATCGGATGCCTCAGCCCAGGTGATACCGGTTCGGCGGCTCTTCTCCATCACCTTAAGCGGAGACGTGTCAGCCACCCAGCGCTGCTGGTAGGGCATCAGAACGACGGGAATATCCAGCGCCGAGGTATCAGGTAAAACAGGAGTCAGCTGGCTCATGTGGCAATCCCCAGGATTTCACGGCGCAACGCCAGCACTGCATCGGCTGAAAGGCCACCTTTGCGGGCAATTTTCTCGGCGTTGAGGGCGGCCTGCTGTGCTCTGGTGCGGACTTCGGTCTGAAACTTCTTCAGGTTGACGGAGGCGCGGGACAGCGTGGCCACATTCTTCGCTACTTTCGACAGCAGCGCCACGCGCTCTTTGGGATCAATTTCACCTTCTTCCGCCTCCTGCAGCTGAACAATGCTCTCGAACAGTTCGGTCTGAATCAGGGCTATGACCGCCTCCGAGCGTGCATCCTGATCATCTGCCGCACCTTCGGTCAGCATGCGTGCTGCTTCTGTCGCCGCACGGATAGCGCCATAGCGGCGCTCAATTTTCTGACCATAACGATGGATAGCGGATTTGCTGATGACATAACCCCGTTCACGCAGCAGGGATTCCAGCTCGTTATACCCGCTGAAGCCGGATTCAGTCAGCGCCCGCTCAAGCCAGCGGCGCACGTCTTCCGGCAGTTTTTCTATTGAGCTGCGTCTGGCCATTATTCACTCCAGTATTTCTGCGGGCGGGCAATACCGGGGCCACATTCTACGGTATACTCCACAATATCCACGCCGAGACGGGTCAGATCCGCAAACCAGTCACCGGAGGGTTTCTTCTCCAGATCAACCATCTTACGGTCAGACAGATAATCCAGCTCGCGGCGTAATTCCAGTGCGGTGGTATCCGGATAAATAGCCCTGGCCACATTCAGTAACAGGGTTTCACTGGCGGTATAAGGGCGGGTTTTATTCAGTGCCACCAACAGACTCCAGCGCAGGGATTCGCGGCGCACCCGGGTAATATCAACCATGACTCTGACCTCCGGTATTCCGGTACTGCTGTACCACTTCCAGTTTGTTATAAAGCGCGTCCAGTTTGGCCTCGATGACCGTCTGTCCCCGGATATAATCTTCCCGGCGGACGTAATTCAGCGGTAAATCTGCCCTGAAACGCATGAATTCTTTCTCCAGCGCTCCCCATTCAGAGGCGGACTGGTGTAATGCCTGCTCCAGTGAGGCGAAACGGGCAGCCTGACGTTCCTCAGCCTTGCTGAACAACCATTTGGCCATGCCGCCGACAAAGCTCATGAAGGTGATGAGAAAACCTACCACCGTCCAGAATTCGATCTGTAATGTCATTGTTGTAATCCTTCCCGTTCATCCAGCAGGGCATTTATCTGGGTTCGCCAGATGCGGCACTGTGTTGCGTTGTCGATAAGGTTGGCAAGGATGTCCTGCTGTGTGACACCTGAGTCGCGTAGCCGGGTGTCAGCGGTTTCAGTGGCTCCGGACGTTGTGCCAGTGCCGGTGCCAGCGGAGGCACCGGAGTTTGAACGACCGGTGTCGGCGGATACGTTGTCATATCCGAGCGCGGCGTTGTACTGGCGCACGAAACCGCGAGTAAACACACACTCAATGGGATGGCTTTTGCCTTTTTCATCCATCCAGCGTTGGGTAACATCGTTAATCTTCCCCTGTAATTGTCGGTTCTGTGTCTTAAGCTGAGCTATCTGCTCAAGGTAATCCGCCCCGGCCTGCTGCCCGGCAGCGACCTGAGCCTGATAGCGGGCGGCCCAGGCTTTGAGCGCGGCGTTCTCCCGCTCGGCCTGTACTCTCCGGTACTGATTAAATTCAGACTGCAGTTTATTAACGGCTGCCTCTCCATCACGCGCGGCATTATCGTGACCGGTGCTGTATCCCATGTGATACACCCCGGCGAGAAACCCGCTGATAATCAGGAACAGCAACAATTCGCGCCACGGCAGTTTTTTTATCAGCTTAATCCACACAACTGCCGCCTCCCCAGGAGCGGTAGCGCGGTGCCAGCTCCCGTAAAATACGCTGCGGATAGTGCCGGTTCTCGCGCCAGTTGGCGGCACTGCGTCCGGCATTGACGGTGGCGACATGACCAAACCAGCGCTGGCTGTCCAGCCCCTGCTGTGAAGCCAGCCGTTTGTCCCGTTGTACCCAGCCCAGACCGCCGTTATAACCCGACAGCGTCATGGCCATACGTTCGCAGTTATCAGCCGCACTGACACGCTGCCACAGCCAGTGGTCATAACTGACCAGTGCCCGAACAGCCCAGGACGGATTAAACGGCTCGCGCGAGCACAGTTCAGGAACGGTGCGGCTTATCCAGTCGGCGGTGGCAGGCATGAACTGCGCCATACCCTGAGCACCCGCCGGTGATACGGCACCGGGACGCCAGCCACTTTCCTGATGCAGTTGTGCGGCAAAATCGGCCACCGGTGCAGACATTCCCCATTCAATCCGGGCATGACGGATCACCTCATCGCGATACTGCAGGGCAGCTCGCGGAGGTTGAGCCGCGTTAGCCTGACTGAAGAAGCCGCCACACCAGAGCAGCCAGACAATCACCAGGTTGCCTGCGAGCTGCCACCAGAAGCTGTATTTATCGTTGCGTGATTCGCCATGCTTAATGGCGGTCACACCCAGACCAAACGCAATCAGAAAGATGAAGGTAATCTGAGGCCAGTTCATGGTCACAGCCCCGTTGCCACAGACAGGCAGACTGCCGCAACAATCAGCGCACGGCGGATCAGGGCAGCGGAAAATACCAGATGGCGTCCTGTCTGAACGGGATAGCGACCTTCCGACATCAGATTTTTATCGTGTAGCAGGTACTGACCCGGACGGGCTTTGGGGAAAAGTGACCGGTCAAGCCAGTAGCCCAGTACAGCAGCCAGTGTGATGAGTGACAATTTGTAGACTACTACCGGCAGTTGCTGCGGTGATACAAGACCGATAATACCGAGCAGCAGTAAAGCGGTCAGCAGCCATCCGATGAGACGGGGTTTTTTAACGGGAGGAATAAATTTTTTCAGGTTTTTCATGAAGGTCTCCTTGTTATGTCGGAGACAGCATCACAAATACCGGGGGAAAGGGATTTTAAACAGCGTTAATAGTGAGACGGCAGGCAGGAACGGCATGATGCCCTGAAAGAACGACCGGTCCGGTGCTCGAACACCGGACCGGCCATCAACCCACAGACAACACCTGTGAGCCGACCAGGGTTCAGTCAGTCTCGCGAGACCTGACCAGCCTGCCATATTTTCACTGACAGTAAAAGGCTTACATATAATGAAACAGCAATTTTTACCCATCGTCCCCTGGATTGGCGGGAAACGCCGTCTGGCCAAACATATTCTGCCATTGTTTCCTGCTCATACCTGCTACGTGGAACCATTCTGCGGCGCAGCGGCACTTTACTTCCTTAAGAACCCCTGCAAGGTTGAGGTCATCAATGATATCAATGGCGAATTAGTCAACCTCTACCGGGTGGTAAAGCATCATCTGGAAGAGTTCGTCCGTCAGTTCAAATGGGCACTGGTCAGCCGCCAGATTTATAAGTGGCTGCAGGATACCCCGGAAGAAACACTCACTGACATTCAGCGGGCGGCAAGGTTCTACTATCTGCAGAAGCAGGCGTTTGGCGGTAAGGTGGCAGAACATACATTCGGAATATCCACCACCAGTGCACCGCGTTTTAACCTGTTGCGTATTGAAGAGGAACTGTCGATGGCACACCTGCGCCTGTCCAGAACACTGATAGAGCACTTGGACTGGCACCAGTGTATTGAGCGTTATGATCGCCAGCATACGCTGTTCTACTGCGACCCGCCGTACTGGGGAACGGAAGGTTATGGTGTGGACTTTCCGATAGGTAACTATATCCATATAGCGGAACTGGCCAGGAGTATCAAAGGGAAAATGATTATATCAGTGAACGATATCCCTGAAATGCGACAGATATTTAACGGCCTGAATATTCACAGTGTAGAGATTAATTACAGTCTTGCAGCGAAGGGAACATCACGAAGTGAACTTATTGTAAGTAATTTAGAGTAGACTCGAAAGGGAACTTGTCGTCTTACATAAAGATGCACCATAAGGTGCATCTTTATGATATTACTTTGATAATATTGAACAATCGTCTGCCTGTTTGTAATAAACATAACATAGACGTGGCAACAAGCCCGATAAGAATAGCGGCTATAAACTCTTGATGTTTGCTTTGCAGCATTAGCCCAATTAAGCATGTCAACACCAACACTAACAGAACCAAGCAAGTATCGAATGCATCACTCATCAAGCGCCTGTAATGTCCCGTTTTTTGCATATTTTTAAGTAACGGTTTATCAAGCAACGATGCGAGTAGCGCAATTGCTGTAATAATAAAACCCAGTAATGTTGCAAAAACACTGGATAATGTTGTCATAAAGTTTGGGATTGCGGCTACTGGCATGTGGGGCAACTTGAACCAGTAGAGAAAACCTATTCCACATCCAATCAACAATCTAAGCAATAGGGCCGAGTTCATCTTCTCCAATATATGCATTGATACTCTCCCGGTTTTCAGCATACGCAGTATCGATTAGGCGGTACATGGTTTCGGCTGGAGGGAAACGAGCGTCAGTAACCACCGATTGATAGGACGAAATACGCTCGGCGATCAAATCTATTGGATGGACAACACCATCAGAATCAAACACATCAATTACCGCCTTTTTCGCCCCGAACTCGACCAATTCTTGCATAGCAAATTTTATATTCTGTTTAAGCCTACCGTCACTATCGCCACGACGAGTATTAATCCCCATTATAATTTGCATTGTATCAGCCCCCGCATCACCAAGCAGTTGTAGTGTTTTTTGGCTGAAATCAGTATCAGGGTAAAGCTCAGGGTTACGGGGGCGAGGAATCGTTAACTGAATTTTTTTCATTTTGACATCTCCCCTCATTAGCCTAGTAATTGCATCTTTTTCCAGCAAAGGCGCAGGCTTAACCTTTGAACCAAAGATAGTTGAAAGAAATGCACTAAAACGGGTTATGCCACAAGCCACATGATTGTAGTGCCAACCTACTATATTGATTTGAGGATAAAATACAAAAAAATTGCGTTCAATGATTCCTTCATCCTTAGCAAGTGGAATCGGGGTAGACTGCTTTCCTGGTGCACCTTTATCTGGGATATTCGAGTTGCGAAATTTCCTCAGCTCACCACTAAAAGAACCATCCACGCGTTTTTTCAACCCCCAAATTTCTCTAGTAAAACCCTCATGATTTGAAGATGAAGGTGTCAGCTTATTAACTACAGACTGAAAAGCATCTCCGAGATTTGCTAACTGTTTTGTGGACTTAAACGATAACTGATAAAACTCAATACGATAATTTCTTACATCACCACTCATACGATTAATCCTTAATATGGCAAGTTCCAATGGTTAGCGCGAACAACAAATCTTGGTGTTTAAACCAGCATGCATAACGAAGAGGTTTGATAGCCTCGTCGATTATTCCCATTAGGAACAGATTAACCCACATTTTTTAGCCGCTCAATTGTTTCGGATAATTCTTTAAGTTGTTTTTCCATTTCAATTACACGCTGTTTTTCTTCAGCGCCTCGCATGAGATCTCGGCGAACCTCTGGGTCTAGCTGATTTAAGAGTTCAAGCATTTTAAGATCAGCTGGACTGAAGTTTTGCGTTGCAGGTTCAATCGTCAATACCTCGCTCCTATCCTCGCCTTTACCTGTAAGTAACCAGTCAAGAGAAATACCCTTTTCCTCTGCAATGTTTATGCAAATTGAATAAGGCACAGAGTCTCGCTTTCTCCAGCTAGCTAAAGTCTGTCTATTAACATTCAGCATACGAGCCAGCTCACTGTCGTTATCAACATTAAACAGTGACATTAGTCGCAGAAGCACTGCATTGATGTCCTTTTTATTCATTTCAAATAAATTCCACTTGAGTTATTCATTTTAAATAAGTACACTTATTCATATTGAGTACATCATAACCTAACAGGAACACGTTGCATATGAACAAACAACAGGTTCGGGCACGACTGATTGAACGGGGCAGCAGCCTACGCCAGTTCGCGCTTAACGCTGGCTATGAGCCACGGACTGTTACCCAGGCAGTAAGCCGCTGGGCTGGCCGGAATGAGCTTCCCCGTGGGCGTCTGACGTATCGCATTCTGCGAGATCTGTCCATCGTGATCGGTAAAGAAGTTACACCCGGCATCCTTCAGGAGGTGTCATGAGAAAAGTAAATATTTCCAGCTCAGGTTCCCGCATTTTGCGTGTTCTTAAAGCTCTTCGCGGTCACACACTTAATGGGATCTCAAATGGTGAGCTGGCATTAGCACTTGAAGATTCTCCGGCCAATATCAACCGTGCGTTAAATACACTGATCGAAGAAGGGCTAGCAATGAAGCTGGATAACGGTCGTTTTGCACCGGGCATCCAGCTTTTGCAGATCGCTGTTGCGTATAGCAATGAGATGAGCCGGGCACAGGATCGCATAAACGAAATTAACCAACGGGTATTAGCTGGTAGTCGATAAGGAATAAAAATGGGACGCGAAAAAATACAACCTGCTGAATTAGTAGAGAATTCACAGCTATCCGATGATATAAACGTCAATCTTAATGCCATGGCTGAGCATCGCCTTGAAATCATGCAGCAGTTTGGTGAAGGTCTGCCTTACGAACGTGATCGTATTGTCCACGAAACGAAGTTTTACATGGCACAATCGGCAGAAGCAATGCTGGAAGCAGGTAAACGACTGATTATTCTTAAAGAATGTGAACCTCATGGCGATTTCACTCAAATAATTACAGAACAACTTGGTCTTGCGGAAAGAACCGCCAGATTGGTCATGCAGGCAGCTGTTAAATATTGCTCACCAGAGTTGGAGTCAAAACGGCAAGCGCTTGCCGTTTTGGGAAAAACAAAGTTGTTTGAACTTATGACTGAAGATGATGGAGACCTAATTGAATTAGCTGATGGCGGTACGATCGCCGGTATGAGCCTTGATGATATTGATCGCATGACAAGTCGTGAACTGAAGGCCGCACTGCGCGAAGCACGTGAGACCAACGCAGCACAACAGCGCGTTCTCGCCGATAAAAACGAGAAGATTGACACGCTCTCCACAAAGCTGGAGAAGAAATCCCGGATACAACCACCAAAACCCGACGAAGAAGTGAAGATGTTGCGGGCAGAAGTGACCGCATTATCCACTGAGGCGGAATCTGCCATCACTGTCCGCCTGTTCAGCGCCTTCGAGATCCTGAGCGCCTATTGCGCAGAAAACCAGATTGATACGCCGAAAGACTTTATGGCGGGACTGGTCTGCGAACTGGAGAGCGCTACCCGCAACCTGCGTTCTGCATTTGATCTGCCGGATGAGCCGACCGGCAACGTTGCCCCTTCCTGGCTGACAGACCCGATACCTGAGATTAACGGGCGGGAGGCATAAGTGATGAGTGCTGCCCTGACTGAACGACTGGTTTCTGTTGCCCGCGCGGCACGTGACGCGGGGCATGGTAAACGTGGTGCAATATACGACGCCGCCTGCACAGAACTGGGTATATCCCGTGCCACACTGCTGCGCAAGCTGAAGGAGGTATCAGTGACTGACAAACGCAAAAAACGCGCTGATGCAGGACGCAGCTCACTGAGCCGCGATGAAGCTGCGCTGATATCCGCCACACTGCGCGAAGCTACCCGTAAAAATGGCAAGCGCCTGTATTCCATCGCGGATGCGGTGGAAACTCTGAGGTCAAACGGTTTTATCACCGCAGGTAGAACGGACGAGGCCACAGGCGAGTTTTTCCCTCTGTCAGATGACACCATCAGCCGCGCATTGCGTAACTATGGCCTGCACCCGGAACAGCTTGATGCACCGGCTCCATCCTCAGAGGTAGCAAGTCTGCACCCTAATCACGTCTGGGAGATTGATGCGTCGCTTTGTACGCTTTACTACTTGAGTAACGGTCACAAGGGGCTGCAGGTAATGGACAGCGCGAAGTTCTACAAGAATAAGCCTGCCAACCTTGCCCGTATCGCCAGTGACCGGGTATGGAGCTATGAGATAACCGACCATACCAGTGGCTGGATTTACGTTGAGTACGTGATGGGGGCGGAGTCCGGTGAGAATCTCTGTTCTGTTCTTATTAACGCCATGCAGGAACGTGGCGGCGCTGACGTGCTGCACGGTGTGCCTAAAATACTCTACCTCGACCCCGGCTCGGCGAACACTGCTGGCATGACGAAGAACCTGTGCCGTTCTCTGGGTATCGAGCTGACAGCACACAAGCCGCATAACGCCCGCGCCACCGGGCAGGTGGAAAAGGCCCGTGACATTATCGAACGCAAACTGGAGCCGGGTCTCAAATTCCAGCCGGTTCATAGCCTGGACGAACTGAACGCGCTGGCGGTGAAATGGCGCAGCCACTTTAACGCCACAGCGGTCCACAGCCGCCACGGTAAAACCCGCACGGATATCTGGCTGAAGATTACTGCTGACCAGCTGAAAAAAGCGCCGTCCGTTGAAGTATGCCGTGAGCTGGCTGTGGCTGCACCTGAACTTCGCAAGGTCACGCCAAAACTTCGTGTCTCCTTCCGGGGCACTGAGTTTGATGTTTCAACGGTGCCGGGCGTACTGGTCGGCGAAAAACTGATGATTACCCGCAACCCGTGGCGCACTGATGTGGCACAGGTGGTACTGACCGGAGAAGACGGTCACGAAACCTTTTTCCTGGTCGATGAAGTCAGAAAGAACGAATTCGGATTTGCTGAAAATGCGGCGGTATTTGGCGGAAGCCACAAAGCCCTGCCGGAAACCCCGGCGCAGAAAGCGGCAAAAGAAATCGAAGAGCTGGTCACCGGTACCGATAACGCCACCGATGCAGCTGCTGCACGCAAAGCGAAGGCGCTGCCCTTCGGCGGGCGACTTGACCCGTACAAACATATCGATGACACCCCGCTTCCGGCCTATATGCCGAAACGCGGTCAGGCTTCAGACGTGCGCGGACCGCGTATTGAACAGCGTCCTTTAACCCATGTGGAGGCCGCAAAAATCCTGCGCGGGAAATTCAGTGCTGCCGGTCATGCCTGGACACCGGAACATTACCGCCGGTTAACGGCACAGTACCCGGACGGCGTACCGGAAGCCGAACTGGATGAAGTGATGGCCGTTATGACCACGACCGCCCACAACAGCGTTATCAGCATCGTTAACGGCAACTGAGGAGGAATACATGCTGGTACTGAAGCAACAACTGAAGGAGGCCCGCATCCCGCAGGCGGTGGCGGCGAGAGCGGTCGATGTTTCCGAGGCCACGCTGGCCCAGATTGTGAATCATAACGTGTGGCCCCGTACCTGTCCCGGAGAAGTGCGCCAGCGTCTTGCATCCTGGCTGGAAAGTCAGGGAATTGATACAGCAAAGAGTTTTGATGCTGTACAGGGCGCGACCACGCCCTATACAGCGGGTACTACTGATAAAGCAATCCTCAGCGAGGAAGAGAATATGTTACTAAAAAAACAGGTGTTATTTCCAGCAACCAAAAAAGCGTTTGGCCTTTTCCGTGACCCGTTTGCTGACGAAGCCATGCAGGGCGCTGAGGATGTGTTCACCACACCCGATATCCGTTATGTCCGGGAAGCACTCTACCAGACAGCCCGCCACGGTGGTTTTATGGCGGTTATCGGTGAGTCCGGTGCGGGGAAATCCACGCTGCGCCGTGACCTGATTGAACGCATCAACCGCGAGAATGCACCGGTCATTGTCATTGAACCTTATATCATTGCGATGGAAGACAACGACGTGAAGGGAAAGACCTTAAAAGCGGCGGCGATAGCAGAAGCCATCATCAGTACGATTGCGCCGCTTGAGAACATCAAACGCAGTCAGGATGCCCGTTTCCGCCAGTTGCACCGTGTTCTGAAAGACAGTTGTCAGGCTGGTTTCAGTCACGTTCTGGTGATTGAGGAGGCCCACAGCCTGCCCATTCCGACACTGAAGCACCTCAAACGTTTTTTTGAGCTGGAGTCCGGTTTTAAAAAGCTGCTGTCGATTGTGCTGGTTGGGCAACCAGAACTCGCCACCAAACTGTCCGAACGCAATATGGAAGTCAGGGAAGTCGTACAGCGTTGTGAAGTGGTTGAACTGCTGCCGCTGGACAACAACCTTGAAGAGTTTCTGACGTTCAAACTGCAACGGGCAGGCAAGCAACTGACGGACATTATGGATGCCAGTGCGGTGGATGCCATCCGTGCCCGCCTGAGTAATCCGGGCAGCAACCGTAAAAACAGGGTCAGTCTGCTGTATCCGCTGGCCGTCAGTAATCTGGTTATTGCAGCCATGAATCTGGCCGCTGAAATTGGTATTCCGCAGGTCACTGCGGATGTGGTGAAAGGGGTTTAATCATGAAAAACATAACAGCAATTAACCAGCAGATGAATAACGTCAGCAATGCTATTACGGCACTTAACGCCATGAATGCCACAGTGCAGAGCGTCATGATTGCAGGCAGTAAACCGCTAATCCGTATTGCCCGCAGCAGTCTCTGCAACCGCCTGCTGGCACAGGGTAAAGCCTCTTACGTCCATATCGGACATGGGCGTTCCGGCAGCTTTCGTCAGGGTGTTTTTGAATTACATGGCTGCCGGGTCATCTGGTCAGAATTATTGCTCTGAGGCGTTGTATCCGTTTTTTATTAAACAACACATGAGGTCATTAACATGGCAAGAAATGCAAAGCGAATTAAAGCCAGTGCGGCTGTGTGGACGGCACAGACAAAAGATGAAGTCATCGCCGCAATCAAACAACTCGGTGATTTACAGCGGGAGTTAATCAGAACAGAGGCGAAAATGAATGACGCTATCGGGGAAATTACTGCCGGTATGTCGCCGTCAATTGAAGAGCTGAAGGCCCGTATGAAGGAGTTACAAAGCGGTATACAGACATGGTGTGAAGCACACCGGGATGAACTGACCAACGGAGGTAAAGTCAAGTTTGCCAACTTAACCACCGGGGAAGTGCAATGGCGTAACCGTCCTCCGTCAGTGAATATCCGTGGCGCTGATGCCGTTATGGATTTCCTGAAACGCCTGGGTCTGCAGCGTTTTATCCGGGTAAAAGAGGAAATAAATAAAGACGCCATCCTGAATGAAAAAGAAGCCGTGAAAAATATCCCCGGCATTACCATAAAAAGTGATATTGAGGATTTTTCCATTATTCCTTTTGAACAGGATGTCCAGTAATTCAGTAAATATCGTTATTTAACTTACTCTTTTCTTTTTATTTCGGCGTCAGTGCCGTGGGTTTCTGCACGCCGAAAACAGCCAGAAGGTTATTTATTATGTCCGTTAAATGTCGTCATTGTCAGCAAAGTATCACCTCACTGAAACTGCGTGAGGCCAACGTTATCACTACCGGGAAATACCACGTTCCGACAGTACTCATCACGCTGGTTTGCCCGTATTGCAGCCAGCATTACTACGCGGAAGTCCCGGTTATGGAATTTATCCCTTGCGAGGAAAAACAATGATTACACCTCTGGAAGCCAAAAAACGTACCCGTGAAATTATCGAAGACTATGTCAATGAGTGCGGATGCAGAAACCTCACCGATGTTCAGCACGTACTGGAGGCATTAATCAGTATGGCTGCACAGGCGGTTGTGGCAACAAACGGCAAAGCAGCCGCCATTGAGGTACTGGAAAAAACACTTATCCATACGGTACTGCATGAAGTGCCATACCGGATGGAAACAACGGCGGACGGCCACCTCAGAATTACTGTCGCCCGGAAACACTAAACCGTGCGCCTGCATAATCACTCAATGAATTACGGAAAGGTGAAAAATGAAAGTACTGATGACAAAACTCTGGTTTATGACAATAAAAGAAACCCGGAAAATCCTGGATATTATCAGTTCATTAATGGGGTATTTTCTTTTGTCGGTAGCCATTGGTGCCGGACTGACTTTTGGTTTTTTATCGGTTTTTGTCATTTACGGGAGTTAAATGATGAAAGAGATAAATTTATATAACCGCTCAACACTTTACCGCACAGCACTGAAAACCTTCGGCCCGGAAGCGCAGTTACTGAAACTGACAGAAGAAGCCGCTGAACTGGCCGCAGCGGCAGCCCGTAATATGAACGGGGCAGGCAGTGAGGTGGATTTGGCCGGTGAGCTGGCTGATGTGGAAATAATGACTGAACAATGCCGTCTCAACGGTATGGGAAAACTCATTGACTTTCAGAAGCAGAAAAAGCTGGCGAGACTGGCCGAACGATTGGGGGTGACTTACACCCCTGAAACTGAAAAGGCACCAGCCGTCTTTTACCCGCCACAATTAACAGCATTAGCGCAAAAATTGCCTTCCCGTGAACTGCTGGAAGACTGGTGTGGTGCTGTACCAAACAGCGCCTTCATCGGTGCCACGGACGAAGAAATTGCGGATATGGCGCGTTTTATTCTTTGTGCTATGCCCCTGCTTGATGTTCACGGAGGCTGTGATGACTCAGCAAAATGAAAAAATACTGGAGAAATTAAAAAAATTACTGGCGCTGGCCAAATCAGATAACCCGCACGAAGCCGCAGTGGCATTACAGCGGGCACAAAAACTGATGCAGGCTTATCACATTACTCAGGAGGATATTGCACTCAGTGATATTGATGAAAGTCTCAGTGATTACTGGGCGACCGGCAGTATCCATCCTCCCCGTTACATGCTGGGGCTGTTATCCGTTATACAGACCGCATTTGGTGTGAAATCCATACTTCATCCCGGGATAAAACCCAGAATAGGATTTTACGGTAATAAAGAGCGGGTCAGTCTTGCGTCCTATACATGGGAGGTACTGGCCAGACAGTTAACGGCTGCCCGTAAACATTATATTCGTCAGCAAAATAAGCGGATTAAAAACACGACGAAAACCAGCCGTGGCGACCAGTTCGCGGAAGGCTGGGTGTTAGCCGTCCACAGCGAAATCCGGTTATTTGCGATGTCAGATGAGGAGCGGGAACTTGCTGAACGCTGGATTGAACATAAATACCCTTCCCGCAGTACCACTCAGGGACGGGAAGCCGGAAATGCACGGGATGCTAACCTGTCCGGCTCTCTGGGGTATCAGGCGGGTAAAAATGTCAGACTGCACCGCCCTGTTAACGGGCAGGAGCAGCCCAGACTGAGGGGGGCGCGATGATAACAGAATCTGTTTTATCTTCTCTGGCTTTATATTTTGTTGCGGGTTGGTGTACTGCTGAATTACACCGGTATTCTGGTTTTTTCTCGCGTTACCGTCGTATCGGATATTGTCTCAGCTGGATAGTGATGTTTCTGTGTTGGCCTCTGTTACTGCCTCTTTATGTCAGTTATATCGGTACCCAATATCAGAAGGAGAATAATGATGGATAAATCACGTCTTATTCAACTTATTCACATCGCTAAAAATAAACTTCAACTGGATGAGGATACTTATCGCCAGATGTTACAGGGACTAACAGGAAAAGCCTCTACAAAGAACATGGATACTTCTGACCTGAATAAAGTCCTTGATGCAATGAAAAAGAAAGGATTTCGTATCAGTCCGGCGAAGAAAGCTCAATCCCGTTTACCGCTGGATGACCATCCGCAATCCAGGAAAATCCGTGCGTTATGGCTTGAAATGGCTGATGCGGGTATCGTGCGTAACCGTTCTGAACAGGCGCTGGCCCGGTGGGTAAAACGGGAAACTGGCGTCAGTGCGTTACGCTGGCTCAGCAACGAGCAGGCAAGCCACGTTATTGAAAAACTGAAGAAGTGGCAGCACAGAGCCACGGGGAGGAAGCCATGAGCGACCTGAACCAGTTTCGCAGTAAAGGGCCGGAACTGCTGGTTGAACTAGCCCAGCACACTGCTGAAACCCTTCGGGAAATTATCGATATAGACCCGGCAGTGGCTGACCAGATAGGTCAGGCTGTTGCCAATCGTATGATGCAGGTCTGGGGCGGACAAAATGTGTATTTTCCGATGGGTATGGTCTGGCGGGTAAGCCAGCGGGACAGGGAGATATTTAATGAGTTCAACGGGCGTAACCATCACGAACTGGCCCGTAAATTTGGTGTCTCACTGCAGTGGATTTACAGTGTGGTAAAACGCGTCAGAAAAGAAGAGCTAGATCGGATGCAGGGTAAGCTGTTTGAAAATGATCAGGACGAAACACCGCCAGATAATAACGTATAAATACACATTAATGTGCTTTAAAGAATATATGACACAGTGGATACCCCACTGTGTTTTTTTTATTCTAAAAGCAGAATAAAAACATCGGAGGAATGACATGTTTGACGCATCGTTACTCAATTTGCCATGGGCAACACTCGTGACGCTGACCAGTGGCTATATCGGCTATTTTATTGCAAACGTAGGTCTGAAAGAGCATCACAAACCTATAGAGGTGACATTTTCCTCGCTGATTTTCGGTCTGTTATCAATGATGGTTTATCAGGCTGTGATGTGGTCTGGTCTGAATGCGTGGCTGGCAACGCCACCCGCACTTCTGTGTGCTTTTATCTGTGGCGTGTTCTGGCGCAGATATGGGCGCAAATGGATGTACAAATTTCTTCGGGATAAAGATATTTCATGGTCTGATAATACGCATTCAGCCTGGCAACGTATGTTTGATCAACATGGATATTATATCAGTGAAGGGTATGTGTATCTTAAAGACGGTACTGTTCTTCTTTCTGAACATCCCGGACACTTTGAGGGGCAGCCGGGAGGGGCATTTGTCCTGGGGGCTGAAAAGGATGTGTTGATGTACGTCACCCATGAAAAAAAACCGGGAAATGATAAGTGGCTCAAAAAAGAAGTTGCAAATAAAAACTGGGGAGTGATGGCAACCTATATTCCAGCCGATCAGATTGCCATGATAAGGATAAGACGAACCAGAAACCGCATCATCAATTCACGAAGTGATGAAACAGATTAATCCCGTGACGGAGGTGCGTCATCATCAGAATGAGTCGATTGATGCTCAGATGAATCATTTGTTTGTGCAGAGTTATCGGACTCAAAGGTGACGCACCCTTTTAAGTCTTCAGAAAAGTCAGTTGTTGAATTATTATTTTTGTCTGGCATGTATTAGAATTCCTCTACAAGTAGAATCGGTAGCAATGATTTTACCCATCAATCTGCCAGTTTTTTGTGAACCGTATTTGTTTCTCATACTGAAAAAGAATTACATAATACATCTTCATCTCTTCCCATCTCGTACCACTACATCCCATTTATCTCACGGATCACTATTCATTTATCTCATGTCTAATCATAAAATACATTAAATTAAAATCTAAAAGGGAAACTTCCGTTTCCCTTTTTTACGAAATTAAAGTAAGTGTTGATTTTCTTTTAGGCGATTAGTAAGCGTTTTATCAATATCAGCACGAACGGAATTTGAAACGCCATACTCTTTAGCTAACGATGAGAATTGACTAATAATATCAACAGTATGATGGATATACGTTTGTGCTTGTTGCCAACTTTCAAAACCAGCTATTTCTGCAAGATGTTTGATTATGTTTAATGGTGGTTGTTTACCATGTTAGCTTAAAATTCATCTTGTAATACCTCTTCAATGGTTCTTGGTATACGAGGCTTATTGGCTTTTTTAGGGTCAACAACGGCATAAAGGTTATTTAAATCATCAAGACACTGCCAAAGTAACAGTAGTTGTCGTAATGAAATTTTGCCTTGTAACTCAAATTTTTTAATTGTTGATGCAGGGACGGTACTGCGCTCGGCAAGATGTTCCCGAGACCATTTTTCTTTTTCTCGTCGTTTTCGTAAATGAGTAGCAAAAGCTCGACTAACATCAATATCGGTAAGTAATGAGAGTTTCATTATTAGCTCTAAACATAAAATGGACACTATAATGTCCAATTATAGCATAATATGGCATAATTGGACATTATAGTGTCCATTTTTACAAGCTAACTTCTGTGAGGATTTTTACTAATTATAAGCATTCAGTAAAATTATTCATTGCAACGGGGTGCTGTTTTTCATCTAAATAGTAGTAAGTACTCACCACAATATTATCTTCATCTATAAAAAGTTATATTAAACATAGAGAGTAATACCAGCGAATATATTTTATTGGTAAGTTGCTAAATAATCATCACCCATGTTGTTTCTAATACACTCCATTAATACCTATAGTAGGTTACTTGTATGTTTTTTTATCATAATACTATACTAGCAGTATTGCTTTAGAGTGTTTAAAACTGCTCATAATCAAGGTGAATTAATCATGGCTAATAATATTTACTTACGTTTAAATGGAAATAAACAGGGCTTAATTTCAGCAGGGTGCTCTACTTGGGACTCAATAGGAAATAAATATCAAGAAAACCATACTGATGAGATATTAGTAATAGCTTCTTCATTCAATATAAACAGAGCCCAAAATCTGAGCCACCATCCAATGTCAATTACCAAACATGTCGATAAATCAACGCCTTTACTCATTGTCGCCATCACAAATAATGAAATATTAAGATGTGAACTTGATTACTATCGAACCTCCGCTACTGGTTCACAAGAAAAATATATGACTGTTGTTTTAACTAATGCATCAATTGTTAATTATTCCCAGGTGAATGCCAGCACAATAACTCAAAGTGATTCATTACCCAGTGAAATAATTACAATACACTATGAAAGTATTACATGTAATCACATCATGGCTGGTACGTCGGGATATAGTATCTCAAGTACAATTTAAGAGTTTATACAAGGCAGAATTATGTCAGCGATAATTACTCCATTGGTTATATACCAAACTCAAAGACGTATGGATGATTACAGTGCAGATGATATGCGTTACGGAGATTTGAGTGGAGATCAGCTACGAAATCAATTTAATTTGCGTGATGTTTCAATGAGAGTAAATCCATACACTTTCCAAACAATAGAAAATGATGGATTTTTTAATAAAGTCTATGATGCGAATAATCATAACATAGTGATATCAAAAATAGGAAAAGCTGAATGTGCACAAATCTTGTTTGATGAATTTCGCCATTTATCATCAATGTTTGCCTTCCGTAGTCCTTATGCGATCCTTATTAATAAAATGATAACTCATATGCAATTTAATGATGGCGCACCTTATAATGATCCTTTATTAAACGATGCTATCAGAGAGCAAATTTTAGAAGATGATTCTGATAATAGTTCATTACTGAAAATAAGAGACGTTTTTAATAAATCTATTAATTGGAATACTCGAAGTATAAAAGACCGTATTGATATTCACTTGGTGCTAAAAAGTTATATAGGCGATAGCGTGCTTCCTAAATTCGATCGTCTTGAGGATAGAGTGAATGGATTGGGGATTACCGTACATGACACTTGGTCAACGACCATTACTTTACAAAAGCTAGAAATTTACAATGATTATTGTGATGCAATTATTCATTATAAAATTCAAGATCATTTTGGTTTAGATAGTAATGATATTATGTCTGCTCTTTATCATAATTTCAGATTTTTTAGAATTTGGTTTGTATTACAGCGATATGACAAATTAGGCTTTAAACCGTTTATGACCAATATGGAAGCGACTATTAATATAAAAATTCGGAGTCCAAAATAATGGCTTTTAAAT